AGTGCATTCCACAAGTTAGAGGCTACAGTAGCTTCTTTTTGCTTGTCAGTCATTCCAGATAAGTCACCAGTAACTGCCTTTAGCATGTCAGCACTAGTTACTTTACCTTTTTTGTAACCGTCAAACATGTCCTGAGTTTTCTTACTAAAGCTACCTATTGACTCATCCATACGCCCATCGTTTAAGGATATGGAAAATTCTTTAGTGAAGTCTAACAGTTTATCAGTGTTATAAGCACCTGATTTCATACCATTTTCTAGTAACGCAAAGACATCACTTGCTTTAAATCCCATTTGTCCTAAGACTTGGGAATATTCTGACATTTCATCTGATAAACTACCTTGTGCATCTAATCCCTTTTTAGAGGCTGTAGACATCAAATCAAAGTAATCTTCATAACTGATACCTAAGTTCTTTGTGGCACCACTAGCACCATTTAAGACTTCTGTAATATCAGCACCAGACTGCTGTGCATACGTTGAGGCTAACTTAGTCTTTTCTATTAATTGACCTGGGGAATCATTCTGGTTAAGCTGTTGAACTAACTGGTAGGTTTCTTGTAGCTCATCTAAAGAATCTCCGTACCCCTGTGCATAAAGCTCATTAATATCTTTTACAGCTTGCTTAGATTCTGAAAAGCTTAGCGTTGTTCTTGCCTGTAACCCTGATACCTTATTAGCATTGTCTACAATAGTATTAACTAAAGATACCGACCCAGATACAAGGGCGGTTACCCCAGCAACTGCGGGAACAAAGGCACCACCAAGTTCACCTACCTTGTCCTTAAACTTGGATATATGACCTGTTGATTCCTCAACTTGAGAGCCTGAGTTTGCAAACTCTTTAACGTCCCTTGTAGCTCCTGATAACTTAGCAGACGTTTGCTCAACACGTAACGCTTGCCTTTTATAAGCATCACTAGACTTATCTGTTTTTGTTTCCAAATCAGATAGCTCATTTTGTTGAATCTTAAGTTGCTTTGAGTAGTTTTCTTGAGCTGTCTTTAATCCCTCTAATTTAACCTTAGAAGCTTCCTCTTGTTTACCTTCTGCCTCTAACTTAGCTACCCTGGCATCTGTCATATCATTAGAGTGTTTTAACTCTTTATTTAATTCAGATAAACCAGATTCTTGATACTTGTAAGCCTGCGTAGCCTTTTCTAATTGTCCTTGATAACTAGCATATTGACGTTCCGCTTTCGCTAGCTCGCCATTTAGATATTGCTGTAAATCTTGCCCCTTCTTGGTGCTTGTGTTTACATTATCTAAACCACTTTTAAGGGCTTCTATCTTAGTCTTTTGGGCTTCTAAGGTACTTTGCAGTCCTTCATATTTAGCTTTTGAGGCACTAACCGCATCTCCCGAAGATTTATACTGGCTTTCCAATATTTTAGCTTCAGCGCTACTATTTTTAACTTCACGTGTTAATTCTTTTAAGGCTTGCGAAGCACTATTTGAATCAAGCGTTAAATTAGTAGCCATTTCATTAACGATTTGTTTAGCCATTGTTTACCTCCTTTCTAAATAGATTGTTCTGCTGTATCTGGATCAATTCCTAGTGACTTCATGAACTGCGAACCAGTCATTGGCCTTTCTTCTTGACTTTGAGCGCTCAACACTTCATTCAAACGATAAAAATTTTCTTGTTCAAATTCAGATGGCATGATGTGCAAATTTGTTAAAACATTTTGTTCGTTAT